ATTTGAAGAAGCACTCAAACACTTTGGTACAAGAGTTGAATATACTATTGCCATGGAAATGTCAAGACGTATCACTCCTGAAGATGCTTATCAAATGATCAAGGATGAACTCAAAGAAGTAAAGAAGTGTAGAAAACTCTTCAAAAAGGAAACCTCATAACTTTTATAAATAAACGACGTAACGACATACTCGTTACAAACCGAAACACTTGCCAAACCTGGCAAAACGTGTTATACTTAATCCAACGAGAGACACGTCGATCTCTCTTCCATCCGTGGGTTAAACTCCACGAGTCATACTTAAAGGTAAATTTTCAATGATCAAATCTGTATTCGCAGCAACCGCTGCTCTGTCCGTATCTGCTGGTGCCGCTTTTGCTGGTCCCTACGTTAACGTCGAAGCAAACTCAGGATTCACAGGATCCAGCTACAACGGAACCGCAACGGACCTTCATCTGGGTTACGAAGGCGCACTCGGTGAGAGTGGTTCGTACTATGTCCAGGGCGGCGCTACTGTTGTCTCCCCCGATGGCGGTGAGAGCGACACCGTTCCTTCTGGCAAGGCAGGCGTAGGTCTGAGTCTGACCGAGGCACTTGGTGCATACGGCGAAGTCTCATTCGTTGGCAGTGGCGATGACAACATCGATCGCGGTTATGGAACCAAGTTGGGTCTGAAGTATTCCTTCTGATCTACTAAATAATGTGGAGACCTTTCGTGCGGTCTCTACAAAAGTCGGAACAACCCATGGGACTCTTAGGAGTCCCTTTTTTATTCTAATAACGAGGTATTGTGAAATTCACAGTCTATAGTCGTCCTGGATGTCCCTACTGCACAAAAATAAAATCTATCTTGAGTGCTAAAGGATTTGAATATAAGGAAGCAGTGCTTGGGAATCATTTTAACCGAGATCAATTCTATGCTGAGTTTGGAAAAGGTTCTACATTTCCTCAAGTCCTGATGGACGGCAAAAAACTTGGTGGGTGTACAGAATCCGTACAATATCTGAGAGAAAACAAACTAATTTGAGCACTAAATATCTAAGAGTTCTTAACATAGGAGGTTGGGTTCCAGATTATTTAAAACCTTATACGGGGGAACCATGTTAGTAGCACTAGTAGTCTTGGTTGTTATCGGAGCGTTTATCCTAGGAATATCTGTTTCTTGGTTGGCGAAAGGATACGTCGAAGACTTTATTGAAAACGCAGCATATGCTAAATCTGTTACACATCCAGAAATGTTTGATGCAGATGGTAATATGATACAAGATGAACTTATTTACCTCAGGACAGAAAATCCTTTTTGGACTTTTGAAACTGAGGATGACGACGACTGATTAAAGGAGTTAATTATGCCTACACGATCTATTGACAACAGCAACTCTAGGTTGCTTATTAGTGAGATTTTGAGAAAAGTCTCCAACGCGAAAACGAAGCAAGAAAAAGTTTCTCTACTTCGCAAACACAATACTAATGCACTTCGCCAGTTGATGATTATCAATTTCGATGATAGTGTAGTCTGTGAATTGCCCGAAGGAGATGTTCCATACACTCCTAATGACGCACCACCAGGTACAGACCATACTCGACTTGAGTCTGAGTATCGTGGTCTGTATCGTTTTTTCAAAGGAGGTGCTAAACTGCCAGGACTAAAAAGAGAATCAATGTTTGTTCAACTTTTGGAAGGTCTGTCTGAAGAAGAAGCAGAACTTCTAGTACTAATCAAAGATGGTAGAATGAACGACAAGTATAAGCGTATCACCAAGGCAGTAGTATCAGAAGCATTCCCATCTATTGAATGGGGAGGACGATCTTAATGAAAATGATCCTACAGGATTGTGATCCATCTGCTTCTGCAGATAAGTCATTACCCTACACCACTTACTTAGTTGAATATCTACAAGATGGTATTACTAAGTTTGACATAGTATCATCATCAAAAAAAGTAGATATCTTTGATCATTATTACGATAACTATCGTGGTGATTTCATAAACATGACACAAACTGAAGGTAGAATTAATCCTAGATTATGGGTAGATCCAAACTCAAAAGAGAAAAAAACAAAATGACTATCTACTTCGATAAACGTGCGACCGAGGAAACTAGGGATACCGAAGCAGAAGAAAGTCAACTAGAGCAGCAGAAAAAAGAGGAAGCAATAGCAGCAGTGACTGGATTGGTCTGGACTCTTGCTAAACCTCTGTTGCTTATGGTATTATGGAATCTATTAATGCCAGGTCTATTTGGTCTTGCTACAATAGGTTACCTTAAGGCATTTGGTCTCTGGTTCCTCGCTCGTATTATTTTTGATAAAGAATGACTAAAGTATGTTTAATCTCTGTTACTCCTGATGCAGAGAAAACAATTGGATACATTGCTCGTGTAAGTAATCCAGCAAATCAGGAGAATCCTAAAATTTCTGGACTGCTAAAGTATTGTATCAAGCATGGTCATTGGTCTGTATTTGAGCAGGCATCAATGACTCTGGAGATTCACACGACAAGGGCAATCGCAGCTCAAGTGTTGCGTCATAGAAGTTTTACATTTCAAGAGTTTTCACAACGCTATGCTGATTCCTCCTTACTCTCATCGTCGATCCCCCTACCAGAACTACGCAGACAAGACACCAAGAATCGTCAGAATAGTATTGATGATATTGACCCGTTTCAGAAGCAGAAGTTTGAAATGTTGATGCAACAACATTTTATACAATCAATGGATCTCTATCAGAGAATGCTTGATGAGGGTATTGCAAAGGAATGTGCAAGAAATGTGCTTCCTTTATGCGTACCAACCAAAATGTACATGAGTGGCAATCTCAGAAATTGGATCCATTATATCCAACTGAGATCTGCTAATGGCACCCAGAAGGAGCACCAAGACATTGCACTGCTCGTCAAGCAGCATTTCATCTGTCAGTTCCCAGTCATCTCACAGGCGCTTGAGTGGTGCTCTGAGGGAGACTGCGGATGCTCTGAGCATCTTGACGAGTGTGACTGCATCCAATCAGCATTGAGGATCGACTAATGGAATTAATTGACAACTATCTTTCCAAACCTTTGTTTGATGAATTGAAACTTTCATTCTCTAGTGCTCAATGCCAATGGTATTGGGACGAAGAGTCTGGAACCTATACTCATCGGATTTATTTTGATAATAGTCCGACTAGTGATATGTTTCAAACCCTAGATCAGATTTTCAAACGACGTTTGAATGCCAAATCGTGGGTTCATATGAAAATTCAAGCATATAATGCAGGGCAGATTCCTCCTTCAATGGAACTAGATGGTAAGTATACTTGCTTCTTTTACTTCGATACTAACGATGGAGTGACTAGTGTTACTACAGAAGAAGGTCATGAGAGTATTGATATGGTAGAAAATAGAGTAGTTGAAGTCGAAACTGATGAATATACTCACACTACATATGATAGTGGTCCTTCTAGAACCCTACTTTTAACTCTAAGTTACTTTTAATTATGCCGTTATACAATGTACTAAATAAGGTCACTGGCGAAAAACAAGAGTTTCGCTGCACCGTTGCTGAGTATCAGCAATGGCGTGAAGATAACCCTGATTGGGATAAGGATTGGCACGCTGGTGTTGCAGGTACAACATACGGCAACCCCAAACAATCTGATGGATTTAAGGAAGTAATGTCCAAAGTCCAAGCAGCACATCCCCGCTCAAACCTAAGTCGCTTTACTTGATATGCCAAGAGCACGTAAAAGGAATACTACTAGTAATCCTGTTTCTAACATGACCGCAAAACAGATTAGAAGAAAGAAACCGATTGATAAGTCTTACATGGTAGACATCAATCCTCTTACTCCAAATCAAGAGACTGTGTTTGAGCAGTATGCTGAAGGACAGAACATTCTTTTGCATGGTGCTGCTGGTACAGGTAAAACATTTATTACTTTGTATCTTGCTTTGAAAGAGGTACTTGACGAATACACACCTTATGATAAGATATACATTGTAAGGTCTCTTGTGCCTACTCGTGAGATTGGTTTCCTTCCTGGAGATCATGAAGATAAGTCGGCACTTTATCAAATTCCATACAAGAACATGGTAAGGTACATGTTCAGTATGCCTGACGACAATTCGTTTGAGATGCTCTATGATAATCTAAGAGCCCAAGAAACTATTTCTTTCTGGTCTACTTCTTTTATCCGTGGAGTTACTCTTGACAATGCTATTGTTATTGTCGATGAATTCTCAAACTTGAACTTCCATGAACTAGATTCTATGGTCACTCGCATCGGTGAGGACTCTAAGATTATGTTCTGTGGTGACATTACTCAATCTGATTTAGTTAAGAGTAATGAAAAGAACGGAGTGTCTGATTTCATTCGTATTCTTCAAGCGATGCGTGAGTTTACTTGCGTTGAGTTTGGTATCGATGATATCGTTCGTTCTGGTTTAGTTAAATCATACCTTCTTACTAAGTACAATCTGGGTTTTTAATGTTTAATTTTATTGATGTCAACCTTAGCAATCATGTTGAGGTTGAACCTGTGAATCATAATGGAACCAGGTTTTACCCCATTCCTGGTGCGGATAAATACTATCCGAGTGTAACCTCTGTCACATCGTTTAAGAACGCTCACGTCTTTACAAAATGGCGTAAGAGAATTGGTGAAAATGAGGCGAATCGAATTACTGCTAGAGCAACACAAAGAGGTACTGCATTCCATGCATTATCTGAAGATTATTTCAAAGGTCAACTAGATATCGATAGGTACTTGGAAAATAACCCATTATCTGTTAGAATGTTTCAGTCGGCAAAGTCTACCCTAAACAGAATCAATAACATTCATTGTTTAGAGACTTTCTTATACTCTCACTATCTTGGTCTTGCTGGTCGTGTTGATTGCATTGCTGAGTTTGATGGCGAGTTGGCAGTAATCGATTTTAAAACTTCAACTAAAGAAAAAAAAGAGGAATACATCGAGAACTATTTTGTTCAAGAGACTGCATACGCAGCAATGTTCCTCGAACGCTCAGGTTTAGAGGTAAAGAAAATTGTCACACTTATCGCCACTGAAGAGGGATCTGTTCAAATATTTCAGAAGTACAATCTTGATGACTATCTACAACTACTTAAGTCCTATATTGAGGAATTCGTCTCCTATCATGACCAACAAAAGCGATGATAAGGCAGGGGAAAATTTTCTCACACCAATAAAATTCTCTCAGGAGATTGAACGATTGGTAAAGAGGAGCAATGGTTTGATCACATACATCGAAGCAGTAGTAACTTATTGCCAAGAGAATGAGGTTGAATTAGAAACTGTTCCTAAACTAATTTCCAAACCACTCAAAGAACGCTTGCGTCATGAGGCAGAGCGTCTAAATTACATGAAGAAAAGATCTAAAGGAGTTCTACCGCTGTGACAGGATTTGAAGTGTACCAGATGTATCTTGCACTAAAACAACACTTCACTAGAGATTCCTACGATTACGTAAAATACAGAGGCAAAGTATCTGCCTCTGAAAAATCATTTGAAGAGAGACTAGATCGTTATTTCTTCAAGAAATTAGCGACAAAGTATGACAGGACTAAAATCCTAGATTACTTTGTCGCTAATTTTATTTCCAATCCTAAAGGATATATCAAATCCTTTTCCGATAAAATTTACGAATCTTGGAAAGCAAAACGAGAGTCGTTCTCTTATAAATTTAGAGAGGATGTTAATTTACTCCTTAATAATTACGAATCTCCCTACCAAGATAAATTTGACAAACTATTTGAAGTAAGATCTGGAGAGCATCCCATACTCTTAAAACATTATTTTTCAGGAGAGATTCACCTAGAAACCCTTGTTGTATTTGAAATTTGTTTAGGATTTATTGATCGATTTGATAAAGTATTGACAGATCCCATTTGGAAAGATACTAAACGACAAGTTATAAAGTACAAACCTTTTGTGAAAGCTGATTGCACAAGATACAGGGCAGAAATATTAACAGTAATACGGACGAAACTATGAGTAACTTTTTTAAGTCAGAACAAGTACAGGCAAACCTACAGGACATTTTTGAGACTTATCAAGAACTTGCATCGATGACCTCCCAACTAGGTAGAATGAATATGGATGAAAAGTTGGAACATATTGAGGATTGTAAGGTTCTTATCGACAAACAGAAGACTTTTTATGGTAGACTATGCCTTGCTGCATCACAAGACGCTGAAGCAGCAGATATGAAGACAAGGATTAATGCCTTGTCGCAGGCGTTTGGGTATCGCGACCTTGCTGAGTGCATGGATGCCATGGTGGATACACTTGAAGAAGCGGCACAACGCGAGGTTGACGGCGACTAAATAGTATGCTACGATAACCTAGTAGCAAACACACACTCAATACGGAGAATACAAACATGTCTTTTGCCTCTCTTAAGAAGGCGTCCTCTGGTGGCGACACATTCGCAAAACTCACCCGAGAGATTGACAAACTGAATCAGCCTGCTGCTGGTTCTTCTGCCGACGAACGTTTCTGGAAACCTGAACTTGATAAGTCTGGTAACGGATATGCCGTCATTCGATTCCTACCTGCTCCTGATGGCGAAGAGATGCCATGGGCAAAGATCTGGTCCCACGCATTCAAGGGTCCAGCAGGGCAGTGGTACATCGAGAACTCTCTCACCACATTGGGCAAAGATGATCCCGTGGGTGAACTCAATCGCTCTCTATGGAACAGCGGTAACGATAGCGATAAGGAGATCGCTCGTGCTCAGAAGCGTAAACTCTCCTACTATAGCAACATCTACGTGGTCAGCGATCCTGCTCACCCCGAGAATGAAGGTCGTGTCTTCCTTTACAAGTTTGGTAAGAAGATCTTTGACAAACTGACTGAAGCAATGCAACCTGCATTTGCTGACGAATCACCTATCGATCCTTTCAACTTCTGGAAAGGTGCTGACTTCAAACTGAAGATTCGTAAGGTTGAAGGTTACTGGAACTACGACAAGTCCGAGTTTGCTGCACCTGGCACTCTTGGTAACTTTGAGGATGATAAACTGGAAAGCATCTGGAATAAAGGATACTCTCTTGCAGAGTTTGAAGATGCTAAGAACTTCAAGTCATACGAGCAACTTTCAGCACGTATGAATCTGGTCCTTGGTAAGTCATCGACTGCATCTGCTCCTGCTATCCGTGAGGATGAAGAGGAAGTCTTTGCTGCTCCCGTTGGTGGTTTCAATGATGCTGATATCACAGGTTTTCGTGAGAGTGCAGTCGCTGCTTCTCCTGTAGAAGATGATGAAGACACTCTGTCCTACTTTGCAAAACTCGCTGAATAAGACTGATGAAAATCGCACTTGCCACTCTGATGTTACTCTCTGCTCTGCCTGCTAATGCAGGTAACATTGGGGAACATAGTAATCGTAGAGCATATCAATCTCAAAGAGGATATGCTTCGGAAAACAAATGCTATCGTAAAGAATATCGCGAAGAGTATATCCCTGGCACATCTAACTCTCCTGGATATGTTTCATCATATAGAGAGCGAGTAGAAGTTCCTTGTAACTATACTCATTCGCGACGACGAACCTATAACAAACCTAATGTTGATGACAACTCTTGCATCGAAGGTTCGATCTTAGGTGGCATTGCTGGAGGTGGTGCAGGTGCTGCATTATCACGAGGTGATGGTCGTTTCTGGGCAATCCCTCTCGGCATTGTCGGTGGTGCGATGGCAGGATGCCAAATTGATGGAGGTTAAAACGAAATCCATCTTTTAATTCCCTGAAACGGCGGAAAAAATCTCCGCCAATTTTTAAGTCTCTAGGGTTTTCTGAATTGTTGCTCTAAGAGAATCCTAAGTAGATTCTCTTTTAGTGATATTAATGCTTGTTGCTCGAAGGAATCACCACCAGGCCATTTATCTAAATGAACACAGACGGATTTGTACATTAGTACGAGTCCGTCTTTTGATATGTCTATGTTTATATAATCCTCAGAATTAGTATCCACCGTAAGGAGAAGGTGAAGGACTAGGAGATGGAGATGGACTTGGAGATGGACTTGGCGAAGGTGATGGTGAGGGTGATGGACTTGGAGAAGGACTGGGACTTGGAGAAGGACTCGGAGAGGGACTAGGACTCGGAGAAGAGGCGCTAGTTGCAGCAGTTGTGCTTGTAGTAGAACTAACGGCACTACCGCCGCTTCCTGACACCCCTGCACTGCTTGAAGTGCCAGAACTGGTAGGACCATAATCAAACGATTCTGACGATACTCCATTAGCAGTAATTGCTGTTACTGAAACACTACCCTGAGCACTTGCAATATTATCCAAGAACTTAGCAGCAATATTAAGAGGAGTCTTTTTATTACCTCTTCTATCAATTTCTACATGAGGCAAGTATCGAACCAAAGTCTCAAACTCTTCAATAATCTTGTCCAACATTGTAGAAGTTGGGATCAAAATTTGACGTTTCTTTTCATTTTCAAATTGCTCATGCTCATAATTTGTAATAGGAACTCTTGAGTCCTCAGGACTAAGAACACTATCATCAGGCATTGTTGTTCTATAGTCTATATTAACTTCAATGCCTTCTGGTACATAGACAAGTCCATTATAAAAAACTTCTTGAGTTTCGTAATGGTGAATGGCGTCTGTATCACCATATTTCTCTAGTATAAATTCAAAGAGATCTGCTTCTCTTCTGGGCCAATCATCATATGGATCAATAACATTATTGATTAACAGAACAATCCAATCTAAGAATGGATCGCCAAAAAACTTACTAGCAATAAACTCTGGAGACTCACCATCTTTGACCGAGTATGCTTCAAATAATGTACTATATTGTGCTAAGTCTTCTCTAGACTTGACACGTCTAAAGATGTTTTTTACCAAACGATACTCAAATGGTTCATCGGTGGATACACCTTCACCAACGTAAACATTTGGAAAATAAGAAAAATATCCTGCCATCAGAAACCTCTGTTAATATCTCCTTGAGTGATCATTCGAGTCTCAGTAAATGACAGAGACATCTGTAAAGCAGGAACTTGAACCATATTCCCTTCAATATTTTTAAATGATGAATATTGACCATCTGGTGTATAGTTCACTTGAACACCAGTACAAACTGAAGTGTGAATTTTGAAATGCATACTACCAAGTCCGTCAGCACCCTCAGAAAGAGTTCCTTCTGGGGACATTCTGACAAACTTAAGTTCAAATTTATCAGGAACTTCCATAAATCTATTTCTAGATGCTACACCAGAACCGCCACCAAGAGTAAGTCCATCACCTAATGCATCACCACTGGCATTTCCGCCCAAGATTGGGACAGCACCCATTTTAATGTAATTGATAATATTGTTAATTTCTCTCGCTTCTTCCATACTGCGAGACATTAGTTTGAATGAGAACTGGTGGGTCCTAAATGCCATGTTACTAAAGATCTGCTCACTAAATGGATTGAAGACCTTTCCTTTTGCCAATGCTAGAAGTGAATTAGCATCGAGATTACCTTGAAGACCTAAAGCACTATTAGCAGCATTTGCAGCAGATGCAATTGCCGATACAGCAACTTCTGGTAGTGCTGCTTGCGCGGCAGATTGAAGTTGCGTTGCCATATCATTCAAGTCATTTCCAGCACCACCTACTTGTTGTGCTGCAAAAATGCCTGCTACACCAACATCAACTTGTCTATATGCAGGACTATATGAAGTCTGCAGTTGATTTGGCATTGCAAGATAAACAGCATCTGAATTCAGATTTCGTTCAACATTATTGTCTGGTAGGTTTTCTCCATAATATTTGGATTCATTGTCATTATAAACAATCCTACTTCTACGTAGCATTAAATAATCCGTTGCTTCCGTTGGAGCATTGGCGTCATAGTCCCCCTGACTAGTTGGAACAGGAGGTCTTAGTGGGTAACGATAAACAGACAATTTACTACCTAAATACTATGTGACCTTTATGTATTTATGAGATATCAAGGCAAGTACCGAGTATCATTTCCTAGGAAGTACAAAGGTGACCCAAGAAACGTTGTTTATAGGTCATCTTGGGAATATAAATTCATGAAATGGTGTGATATTACTAGTTCTGTTGAAGAATGGGGTAGTGAGGAAATTATTGTTCCTTACACATCTCCAGTTGATGGAAGAAGACATCGTTACTTTCCTGACTTCTATGTCAAAATTGGCAGTAAGAAGTATTTGGTAGAGGTAAAACCATATAAACAAACTAAGGAACCCAAGACTCAAAAAAGAAATACAAAACGATATATTAATGAAGTTGTGACATATGCTGTGAACCAAGCAAAGTGGAAAGCAGCAACTGAATTTTGTATGGATCAAGGTTGGGAGTTTATGCTAATCACAGAAAAGGAACTTAAGATCTAATGGGTATTCCACATCCACAGGCAGCCGCTTATAATTCACTTCAAAGATTCATTTCTGTTTTCAAGAATGATAATACATTTGTTGCGACTACCAACTTATATTCGATCCACTTTTCTCCCCCAAGAATTCTATTGCCATCTACTCAGTTTGGTGGTGGTACACAAGGTAATACGTTCAACCCAAACTCAGGGGAACTTAGAGACCTTTTAGATTATTATGCAAAGAGTGTCAATCTTCCCAGTAAACAGATAACAACGGGACAAGTGACAGATGTTGGTTCTCCTATGAAGTATGCAACAAATGCTGCTTTTAGTCAAATCAATATGACTTTCCAAGTTCCTAGATCTCAATATACTAGGAATTTCTTTGAACGCTGGATGTCAAAGATGTCAAACGATGCTAATCAATATACTGACTATTATAATGACTACTGCTGTCCCAAGTTGATGATTTATAAATGGGAACGTGGTGGTGGAGAACGAGCAGCATTAGATCCAGACACCGCAAGAGCACGACGAGATGGAAAGAATTCTATATTTGCCAGAAAAAATAAATTGACCGCAGCATGGGAGATTAGAAATGTATTCCCATATAATATCGGATCAATTCAACTCAGCAGTGATGAAGCAAGAGTGATGGAGTTAACTGTTGGATTCTATTACGAGAGATATAGATTCTTTACCGAAGATGCTTATGATGATCCTGGTGTCAATCAAGACATCACAGTATCCTCTGCTGGTCTCGATAATAATACTGATCCATCAACGGATAGAAATATAACTGTCTAATACTGACCTAAATAAAATTACTGAATTGAATATTTTATGGCATTACCTAAATTAAACGCCCCCAAATATAAATTGAAATTGCCTTCTGATGGCAGAACAGTCAATTTCAGACCATTTCTCGTTAAAGAAGAAAAACTTCTACTAATTGCTACTGAAACTGGGGAACAATCGGATATCATTGAAGCAATCAAAAATATTATTGTTGCTTGTACCGATTTGAAAGATGTTGATAAATTAGCAACATTTGATATTGAATTTTTGTTTTTGCAGATTCGCACAAAGTCTGTAGGTGAGAATGTTGAAGTGGTAGTGACTTGTAATGATGATAATGAAACTGAGGTTCCTGTTGCTATTCCTCTTGACGAAATTAAAGTAATCAAGAATAAGGAACATAAGAAGGAACTGAAACTTTCTGAAGAGATTATGATCACGATGGGATATCCGAGTCTGGATATGTTTGTCAAAATGAATTTTGCTGAGGAAAATGTTAATCAGGTAGATCAAATCTTTGAGATGGCAACTAGTTGTATCCAAACAATTGCAGATCCTAATCAGATTTATGATTGTGCAGATGTTCCTAAGGAAGAACTGAGTGACTTTTTTGATCAATTGAATAGCAAGCAGTTTCAAATGATCCAAGGTTTCTTTGAAACCATGCCTAAGTTATCTCATACAGTTGAGGTAACAAATCCAAACACAAAGAAAAAGACTAAGGTTGTACTTGAGGGATTGGCGAGTTTTTTCGCATAGCACTCCTTCATAATAATCTTCGTGCTTACTACGAGGGCAACTTTGCTCTTATGCATCATCATAAATGGAATATTGAACATATTGACAATCTCATGCCTTGGGAGAAAGAAATTTACGTCAATATGCTAATCCATTTCTTGAAAGAAGAGGAAAAACGAATGAAGGAGCAGCAATCAGCAGGTGGCTAAATTACAAACCTATAAGTTCGTAAATCCTGGAGTCGCGGGGTCAAAGTCTCCAGCAGTTGGTGCTGTCAGAAAACAAACATTAGCAATTAATCGCTTAGGGCAATCGGTTAGTAGTGTTCAGAAAACAATTGTTAATTTAGGTGCAATTGCTGCTGCTAGTCAAAAATTAGAAGACGCTGAAGCAATAGCAGCACGTAAACAGAAACGTAGAGAAGCAGATGCTGCTGCCGAGGAAGCAGCAGAAACAGGTAAGTTAGAAAATAAACAGAAAAAGAAGCAAAAACCAGATTCAAAGTTAAAGAAGAAAGGTAAACTTGGATTTGGCAATCTATTATCAAGTTTTCTTGGTCCTATTGGCGGATTACTTCTAAAGATTGCTTCATTAGCACTTATTACTGAGACATTGAAATGGATTGGAGATCCTGAGAATAAAGAAAAACTAGTTACATTCCTTGAGAAGACAAAGTTTGTCTTTGAAAAGTTATTTGGATATGCATCACTATTAGTTGGAACGTTCTTAGACGGATTCTCAGCATTAATGGATCCTAATGGGGACTTCATTAGTAAGATTACAGGTCTTGGTAAACTCTTAGTAGGTATCATTGGATTAAGATATCTGATGAATCCGTTTGCATTGATTGGGGATATCCTCGGTCTAATGGACATGATGGATAGTGGGGATGATGTTATACCTGATGAAGACCCAAGAATAAAACCCAAGCAACCTAAACCACCCAGTGATCTTAAACTTAAGAAGATGGGTCTTAACCCTGATCAAATTAAGGAGTATAAAAGATTAAGAGCTGCTGGTCAAGGTGCAACAGAAGCTCTAGGTAACGCAAGAAACTTCAAACCAAAGAAAGGTTTATTTGGAAGGTTAGCAGATAGTGCAAGATCTACCTTTGATTCTGGTGTTGATTTTACGCGAACTCAGGGAACTAGATTAAAAGATTTTCTCATAGCTCAAGGAAAACAAAAATATAAGCAACTTAGTGAAGCTGCTGTCAATGCTTATGCGAACCTAAGTGAGAAAGCTCGTAAAAGATGGGAGCAAATGGTTGACTTCACCAAGATGGCGAAAAGGAAGGGTGGTCAATTTGCAAGTGGATTAAAAGATAAAGCATCAAAAGCAGGTGATTGGGTTGGCGGAAAATTAAGTAAAGCAGGTAATGCACTTAAAGATCTTGCAATCAGTAAAGTTATTTCACCTGTTAGAAAATTTATCGACCCTATAATGACTACTGTCAAGGGGATTGGCGATAAAGTTGTACAAACAATCCTTAAGAGTCCTGCTGGTGCAGCAGTAGAAACTGCGCTGCAGAAAAAAGGTCTTTCTATCACAAAACCTGGTCCTCTTACAAAGTACATTGGTGGTAAAGCATTGCCTGTTATTGGTGGTCTTCTGAATGCAATATTTGCATACGACAGATTCCAAAGTGGAGATGTAATAGGCGGCATGATCGAAGCACTATCTGGTGCATTTGATATTTCTGGTCTGTTTGGTTTTGCTCCTGGTCCTGGAATCTCGCTGGGCATTGATGCTTACATGTTTGCTCGTGACTTAGTTCCTGGTATTCAGGAAATGGAAACTGGTATTGTAGATGCAATTCCAGGAATGAAGCAACTCCGACCAAAAATTGAAGGATTTGCTAAAGGTTTACCTCCACTTGGAAGTCTATTTAATATTTTTGGAGGTGAAGGAGACCTTGACAAACAACCAGTAAGTGATTATGATGGCACTGCAGAGGGTGATAGAGATGGTAATGATGAAATGCCTGGTCAAGAGATTGAAAGTAACCAGGAGATGTTCTTAGGTGGTGTTGTTAAAGGTATTACTAAGGCAGTTAGTGGTGTAGGTAATGCAGTTAGTGGTGCATTAAACTCACCTATAGGTCAGATTGCACAAAGCGTTGCATCGTTTATTCCTGGTGCTGCACCTATCATGGCAGGTATCAATACACTTGCTTCGGGTAATCCTATGTCAATGTTAGGAATGATTCCTGGTGTAGGTGGAATGATGAGTCAAGTTGGCAACTTTATGAATAGTCCTATAGGTCAAATTGGCAGTTCATTACTAAGTGGCAACTTTGGTGCTGCTGCTAATTCTGCAGTTGGTATGATCCCTGGTGCATCTAATCTTGGTGGAGCAATTTCTGGATTCCTTAGTAGTAGTTCAATAAATCCTGTTGCTGGTATTAGTTCTCTTGCTGATAATTTTGGTATAGGTAATCTCATGAAGAGTGTTACAGGAGCAGTTGCTAGTCCTGAGTCTGGAATGTCACAGATTGCTAGTGAACTTGGAGTAAATCCTGCATCTCTTGGAGTAACTCCAAAATCATCTCAATCATCAAAGGTATTAGGTCAAGATGGAATGTCTGCACAGATGATGATGCAAGAAACAATGGAATTTATTCCAATTCCTGTTATCATTGAAAAGTTGATGCCAATACCTCAGGCAGTACCTATAAATACTCCAGTGGCATCACCTACAGTTACTGCTGCGCCAGGACTCAGCTCTAGAATGAACTAATGGCACAAGTACAAAAGTCAACAAAATTAAATTTCTACAAATTTGTAGCAATAAGAGAACCCTCTGACGCTGGTGGTCAGGCGGGTATTGAATCTAAGCAGGTTGCACTTGCTACAAATAAAAATACAGAAGCAATTAATAATATTGGTGGTGTCTTAAACGGATTTGTTAAGGCAATTGGCAATCTTAATAAGATTGAATTTGAGAATCTAAAAGAGCAGAAGAAAAATAGAACCAAGTTCAAAGCAGAGTACAATACAAAAAAGAAAGGTAAGAAGATATTTGGTGTTTTAGGTGGCATTGCTAAGGGTGTTGGTAGTTTTTGGGATGGTATTCTTGGTCTGTTAGGTAGTCTGTTTAAATTTTTTATTATAATTCCTGCACTCAAATGGTTAGGAGATCCTAAAAATCAAAAGAAAGTTGTTGCTATCCTTGAGGGTATTGCAAAGGTTGCTAAGTTTATCTTTGACTGGGCAAAGTTTGGTGTCGTCAATACGATTGAAGGTTTATATGCACTTCTATCTGATGATACTAGTTGGTGGGATAAGTTAATAGGATTTGGAAAGGCATTTGTTGGTCTAGGTGCAATTTTCCTAGGACTTCGTTGGTTGAAGAATCCATTTAGGATTATCACTGACCTCTTCAATGTCCTGAATAGTTTTAGAAAGAATCTACTGAGGTCTAAATCTGCACTTCGCAGAAGAAGAGGTGGAGGACTTGGTAGAGGTGGTCGTGGTGGTGGACGTGGTAGAGGTCTGCTAAAGGGTGCTGCATTGCTTGGCACTGGCGTTGCAATTGGTGCTACTGCTAATGCGCTAGCGAATGGTGGTAAAGACGGACAGGATGGAAAGGATGGCGAGGATGCCAATCCTGAAGACATGAAGTCCATGATTGACCAAAAGTTTTCAGAGTATGATGTAGAGAAGAAATCTCAAGGAGGTTCAGTAAAGAATCTCCCAAGTAGATCACAAGGAGGATTTATTAATGGACCACAATCGGGATACAAGGTATCATTGGATGGGGGGAGATCCACCTCGTTTATCGGACATGGAAGTGAATATGTTGCTAGAAAGGCAAATGGGGGAGCATTCGTCGTTCCTCTTAATACTCCTGGAACAAAAACGCAACCTCACCTAACTCAAAAAAGAGTTTCTGAAGCAAAAAGTCAGGGGTATAATGTACCTGGATTTGCAAAGGGTGGTCTTGTAGGTGGCACCGCAGGTAAACCTGCTGATGCAAAGAACAGAAAGATATTTTTCCACTGGAGTGGTGGGATGCATAATTCTACTGGTGGATTACCTTATCACCAGGCATTCAGTGGTGCTGGTAAACCAGGAAATAAAAATGTAAACTATGGAGTAGATAAGAACGAACATACAGCAGGAGGTAACACGAATTCTGTGGGACTTGCTGCTGCTGCCATGGGTCATGCTGGCATGACAAAGAATTATTATGATGATAAGAGGGGTTGGAAAGAAAATCCATTAACAAATGCTCAGACGACTGCCATGGCAAAAGAGGCAGCAGGTCTGATGAAAGCATATGGTCAAACTTCTGCCGACGTAAAAAGAAATGTTTGGACACATGGAGAATGGGAAAGATATGCTGTAAAGACGGGCAAACTTCCATCGCCAGTGCAAAGATGGGACTTAGACTCTCTTAAACCTGGTCCTTATAATCATCCTGGTGGATTCTGGGCAGCGAAGCAAGTTCGTTCAACTGGTGGCGATCAAATGAGGTCAAAAGTTAGATCCTTTTTGAGTGGTGCTGGTGGAGATGAAGATACTCCTAATGCTGATGAGACTGGTAAAACTACACCGAAACCTAGAGGTTTCATGAGCAATGCGTTGGGATTAGTTGATGCTATAACTGGCGGTAGAACTGACTTTGATGGTATGTCAGGTCCTCAGCGCACTCTCACTAATCCAGATCAGAAAGGTGAAAGAGAAGCAAATAAAAGAGACGAAAAAGATAAGAAAGGAAAGGCAAAAACAACTGGTATGGTATTCCCATTGCCTAATGGTAGATTTGCTGCTGGTGCAAGACAAGTTTATGGTGCAGGTAGAAGTTATGGAGGACACGCTGGTGTTGACTTAACAGAGTTACCACCATTTGGTGCTGATCCTAAGATTCCTGTTGTTGCTGCTATCTCTGGTACAGTTCTCAAAGAAAGATATAAAGCGGGTCAGACATATATGTCTGGTATGATGATTCGAGGTGAGGATGGATACGACCAAAGATACTTGCATATGGAACCTAAGGTTAAACCTGGAGATAAGATCAATGCAGGTGATCAGATCGGTGTTTTGTATGATGATGCCGATAATACACATTTACACTTTGAGGTATATAAGAATGGTAAAGGTGGGCACTTAAATCCATCTCAGATTTATCCTGATCTATTCAAACCTGGTGCTAAAGGTGGTGGAGAAATTCAAGGAAGAGTAACAGCACCAGGTGCTGTAGATCCTCCAGGTGCTGTTGGTTCTGATAGTTCATCAAATCCATCTGATGCAACAAATACTGGTGGTGCTGCTAAACCAAGTATAATGAGTGATTTGCTTCCTAAATCATCTTCTGGATTCTCTTTTGAAGAAAGATATGGTAGCACTCGTAGCACCAAAGATAACTTTGAACTTGCAACCGATAAAGAGAATAAACGTAGAGGACAAATTGCATCAATGATGCCTAGCATGAATAATGCGTTTGGTCCTAAACCAGCAGCATCGCAGCAACAAGGTGCATCTACTAAGGAACTACAAAAGATAACTAGAGATAGAAATACTGCAAGACAGCAAGTTCAAACAAGAACACAAGAGATGATTCAACAGGTCATGCAACAAGTGGCATCACAAAATGGTATGAATCAACAGGTTGCACAAGATGCAGCAATGAAAATCAGTCAAATAGTATCTCAAAGTACAGCACAAATGAATGCAGCAAAAAATCAAACACCCCAAGTTGTTGGTGGTGGTGGAGGAGGTGGTGGTCGCGGTACTGAAATGTCCGATGGCATCTTAAAAACTACTGCTGCTATGCTTAATTCCAATCTTAATCCCCTCAAAGGTCTATTCTAATGAGTTTTCAAAGAGAACAAGTAGGAGAAATTGAAACCTCTCTTTCTATCTACAGAAATGGTACGAGACTTGAAAACTCTCAGGGTGCATATGATCTGAAAGAATTCTTGCGTGGATTTGAGATCTATGAAAGTATGACTCAAGCAACTCTTGAGTGTATGCTTATCTTAGAAGATTCTGCTGGTTTAATTGGTGCTCTAACTGGTTCTGAACTCTTTGTTTTGAATATTGTAAGTACAATTCAAGATAGAACTTATCAATTTAGAAGTTATGAGATCTCATCTAGATCTAGAAATAATCAAGGCAATGACATGTTCATGGTCAATTGTGCCTCTGATGAATACATCAGAAACGAAATTACTAATGTATTTGGAAACTCTGAAGTTATCTTTGAATCCAGTGGATATGAATCTAGTGAGATTGTAGAAGACCTTTTATCAAATCAATTTTATCTTGGAACGAACAAACCATTATTTTTAGAAGAATCTTTGAACTCTCATCAGTTTGTAGCACCAAATTGGAGAGTATTTGATACGATTTATTGGGTTGCTGCTAGATCTATTCGAGCAAGACAATCTGGTGGTGCCCTTCAAAATGGATATGTTTTCTATGAGAATGCATTAGGATTTCATTTCAAATCGATTGATAAAATTATTGAAGATGTCAATGATCAATCGGAAAATAATGATACTGATTTGACATCAGGTGATGCTAAGTTATATACCTATGTGTATGCACCAAAGAAATCAGACTCTGGTGGTAGAGATCAATACAAGATTGATAGTGTAGTGTTTCCCAATGAAAGAAACTTCCTAAATGGTTTGCGTCATGGTACTTGGTCTGGATTTAGTATAGGATTTGATCCCAATACAATTACATCATCCAAGATGGGAACATCTACCGATATGTCAGTAGATGCTTACAGATATAGTCTTGCTGAAATGTGGCAGAATATGAATCACCTAGGTGATAGTCAGTTTGCTAATCCCTTTGAGCAAGCAGATGAGGGTATCAAGTCATATGTTGACTACCCAAAACGGGTGAGGTATACTATGTTGCCTAACCAAATCTTCGATCAACGAAATGCAGACACTCCTGGAAAAAACTATGAAGCGTTAGTTGAATTGCAAGCGTATCAGTGGATGCGATTTGAATCATTAAAAACTATCAAACTTCAAATTACAATTCCTGGTAATCTAGATTTATATGTTGGTTCTGGTATCAACATTATAATTCCATCTACTTCCAAATCTGGAAATCGTATGAAAGAGGATAAAAAGTATAGTGGTAGATATGTCATTGCTGCACTAACACATAAATCAGCAGGACCTACGATGGCAACTGAATTGTTTCTAGTTAAAGACTCAATTCGCAACTCATAAATAACAAAAAGTAAACGAATATGGAAAGCATCGAAAAGCACATCCAACAGGACAAAGAGATTCTAGACAATCCTATGATCTCCCCTAATCAGCGTCGTCACATTGAAGGCGAACTACATGAATTGGAAGATTATGCAGAACATCACAAGGAAGAGATTGAAGCAGGAGATCATCATGATCCCACTTACTTAGAACTCTTTTGTGATCAGAATCCATCAGAACCAGAATGTTTGGTTTATGAAGACTGAACGTGGATTTTGAAAAATACATACTTGGTAATTGGTCTAACAAAGCACAAGCACAATCAGATCCTCAAAATTTTGCTACAGTAAACATTGTATGGCAAAAGATTGAAGGTGGTTATGAATCAATGAATTATAAAAGGTGTCGGGGCGCATACGATCCATATAGGCGTAAGTATCACAAACTAGAGCAAGTTTCCGATACTGAAGTTATAATGCATAACTATCACATGGACTGGACACCTCACGATATATGTGATATGATATTCACATTCGATGGAACCATATGGAAAGGCAGTCTTCTTGGAGATGAATGCCGAGGATATAGAGGTCATCGAGTAATATCTCACGTTCAACTATTTGGGCATAAACTCTATAGCATGGATCAAGGATACGACGACGAAGGCAACTTTGTTTGGGGTAGCGATAAGTTTTATCGTTTCACTCGTATGAAGGGCGAATAGTTCAGAGGTAGAACACTTGATTTACATTCAAGTTGTCGGGGGTTCGATCCCCTCTTCGCCCATGATAAATTATTATGATGAAATCTATTCATCCGCCTAACCTTGGTTGGGTGGAGCAAAAATTAAGACCTGAAGCAATGAAATTCTTATGGGATATCATTGATATCGGTGGAACGTCTTTAAGTAGTAAACTAGCAGGTAATATACACTCTAGTTACAAACTAATCGACAAGAATGATTGGTTTTTCAAAAACGTAGTGACTCCTACGATGAAGTTTTACGTAGAGGAGTTTGACGATCCATTATATAATTTTCCAATTAAACGGGAAGTGAAGTATTGTTTGGCAGACATTTGGGTAAACTATCAAAAACAAACAGAATTCAATCCTGTTCATACACATACAGGTATATTCAGTTTTGTGATATGGATGAAAATCCCAACTAAATTTGAAGATCAGAAAAAGTTACCTATTGCTGCTGGAGTAAATTCCAAAGCAATTTCAAGTTTTGAGATTGGATATCAAAATATTTTGGGCGAAAGTTTATCTCATACCTACAATATGGATCCAATGTATGAAGGTACAATGTTGCTATTCTCATCTAAGTTAAGTCACACTGTGTATCCTTTTTATAAGTGTGATGAAGATCGGATTAGCATTTCTGGCAATGTTATGGTAGAATAGAATCAAACACATCTCAAAACAATGAAACTACGTAATGTATTATTGGCAGCAGCACTGACTCTTACTCCACCAGCATTTGCTAATGAAGATAAGATCACGCAAGGTTTCAAATCATACGATGCTATGGGTTGTATGCTCTTACGTGAGTGTAAAGAGGATGTTGATGAAGTGTTCTCTCTATTGGATATCTCTGCAGAGTATCCTAACACTGAAGCATACACACCATACTCAACTGAGTTCAACATGATGTTGGCGACACTGAATCAGATTGGTGTCAAAGTATATCTTGCTGATGCTAAGTATTTCCCAATCAATCATCGTGGTGTCTATCACACAGTCTCTAATAACTTCTATTTGAATCGTGATCACATGGGTGATCCTGGTACATTGATGATGTTGATGCGTCATGAAGGATGGCACGCTGCACAAGATTGTATGGCAGGTACGATTGATAACTCACTCATTGCTATTATTATGCCTGAAGATAGTGTCCCGATGTTGTGGCGTACACTTGCAGAGCGTACATATCCTTCTAATGCAGTACCATGGGAAGCAGAAGCACAATGGGCAGGTCGTACAGAAGGAATGACTATGGAAGCACTTCAGAGTTGTGCTGGTGGTAAGATGTGGGAAGTATACGAACCAACCCCTATGACAAGAGAATGGTTACAACTGAATGGATACCTTAATAAATAAAAACGTAGGATCTTAAACAATATGGCAACTATTGAGGGAATCACTAAGGAACCAGTAGTAAATTTCGTCGGTAAAGATGGATTTTTCTGGTGGGTTGGTGAGGTTGAAGATAATCAAGATCCCATGGAACTGGGTCGTGTAAAAGTAAGAGTCCTTGGTTATTATACCAATGTTCGTGGTGGAACTACAGCAGATCTACCCACTGAGAAGTTGCCATGGGCAACAGTCTTACAACATACATGTCAACCAGGCAATGATGGTCAGGGTGAATCTTCTGGACAATTGCAACCTGGTGCGATTGTTATGGGATTCTTTATGGATGGTGAATCTGCACAGATGCCCGTTGTAATTGGTGTCCTTCGTGTTCAGAAATCATCTGAAACAGCAACCGATAAAGTATTTGCCTTTACAGGTGAATTCATGGAACCTGGTGTTGCTCCTAATCCTTCAGCATTGAATCCTGGTTCTCCCAATAGTGTCACTGCAAGAACACAAGAACAAGGATATGCGAGACAAGGTGATAACAACTCGGTGTCACTTCCTGGTGCTAGAACTACAACTCCTGGTGGTTCTGGTTCTCCTAATAATCTAGGTATTCAACCTGGTATTAATGGAAGTAGTGGTAATCCTCATAAACCTAGACAACCAGAGAAACCAATTCCTGCTGCTAATGGTGTTGGTGGACCTTGGAAAACTCTTGAATATAAACTCTCTTATTTGATTGAAGATCTTGCTGATACCGCAGGAACTCTAGTCAAAGGTGAGGATGGAGATTTTCTTGACGTTGTTAGTGGTAAAATTGTAACAGTAGAAAAACTCATGGGGAAGATTAAAAACTTCCTTGGTGCAGTTTTTAGTCAAGTGGTCTCTGCTGTTCGTCAATATGTTTCTAACCTAGCAGAAAGTCTTAATATTGCTACGTTTATTGCTGGTGCTACTGGTATTCCTCTTACTATGTTGGCAGTCGTTCAGACGGCAGTACAACAAATTTTAGCATCTCTTTGTAATATTGATAGCAATCTTGCTGGATACATTGCAAATCCAATCGGATCATTGACAAACCTCCTTAATGGTTTTCTTGATGGTTTGTTTGATAGAGCAGCAATGATTGTTCAAGGTGTTCAGGGTGTCATTGATAGCGTAATCTGCCAAGTTCAAGAGATCATCAATTCGGTTAAGAGTGTTATTGATACAGTAAAAAGTGCTGTTAGTGCAGTACAGCAAGCACAAGATATCATCAATGCATGGCAAACGGGTTCTAAAATCTTTGAAGAGGGTGCTGACTTGCTCAAGCAAGGTATTACCAGCATCACAGGTTTGATTAAGTTGTTCCTATCTTTCATTGGTAGTGGTTGTGATAGGAAACCTAAAGGTGGCGAAGATTCTGTAGGTTGGTTCCCTCTCTTTGGTGTTACACATTGCACACCTGAGGAGTTAGAAGAGATTAATCGAATCCGAGGCAGCGGCAGAGGTAGTTGCGGAAATGGTAGCAGCGGCGGAAGTATGATTGATAACATTATCAATCAAGCAGATCCTTATATGTCTGTTGCAAAGACATTTATTAATGGTGCATACGATCATTATGTCGGTACACCTGGTCGTCAAGCAAAACTTTCTAGATCACCTAACGGCACGATGCATACGTCCGTTAAGTTGAACAACTATGAGTATGGTAAGTATGTTGCTGAAAAAGAAATTCGCAATACTGAGAATGATTTAACTGAGGCAGAAATTCAAGATAGAGCAGAAGCAGCAGGTAAAGGTGCTGCAGAAGGTAAGAGTGAACCAGGAAACTTAGTTGCTGATCATTCTTCTTATGCTGGTAACTACACTCAAGAGGTTCATGGTGACGATTGTAAGGCAATTGATGGCGACCATGTAGTTAATGTTGAAGGTGATTACTTCTTAAAAATTACTGGTGATTGTCACATTGAAGTTGGTGGTGGTTTCTTCTTTGGTGCTGAAGGTGCTCCCAAAACAGCAGATAAAAATGGTGAAGATAAAGACACTGAAATTCAGAAACATACCATGCGATTTGGTTCTGACGTTGATGTTAATGTAGTTGGCGCTAAGTTTGCACTACAATCGTCTGAAATTGAATTTGGAGCACAAGCACATAAGATTGCTGGTGGTATATATGAAAACTCTTGCGCCTCAATTACAATGGCAGCAGGTGGAGACCTTGTTCTTTCTGCTACAAATACTGTTAATATCGTAACAACAGTATTAAATGAAACCATTAATATGAAACCTCCTGTTCCACCTCCAATTAAATCTGGTATTTTCAGACAAGTAATGGGTTCTGTCGAAACGTTTATGATCGCAGGCGGTGGTATTAGTGATAATCCACCAAGATATACAATTGCAAATCCATCAGGCGCATATTCAAACACCCAAGGACTTGGGTGTGTTACGACAACAGCAGCAGGTGCTATTACACAAACAGCAGCAGCAGGTCTTATTGCTTTAACTGCTGGTGCTGCTATTTCTTGCAAAGCAGGTGCTGCTGTCCTAATACAAGCAGAACTAAACTGCACTATTATTGGTGCTTCTATTTTCCTCAACTAAATTATGAAAACTTGGTCTATTGCTCCTCTATTTGTGCAACCTATTGCATCAACAGAGATTGAAGAAGAATTATCTACACAACTAAAAACAATTTCAGAGGATGCCTTTTGGTTCGCTGGCGATGGAAATGCATACATCACGTCTAAAGATATGCAAATTCTTGATAAGCATAAAGATCTAAGATCTGCTTTTAAGGAAATTACTGAGGATCTCATTACTCAACTTGGATATGATTGTGAAATACAGATTACTACATCTTGGATTCACAAATTACCACCAGGTGATCAAATTTATCCCAAAACTATTTACAACTCTTGGTATACTGGTGTGGTATTCTTTGATGAATATACAGAAGAATCTGGTGATATTGAGTTCTTTGTTGACCCTCAAGGCGTCTACGTTGTTCCTGCTGAGTGGTCGCAATGGACAGCACCAAGTATTCGTTTAACACCTAATTCAAATTACATGATGATGTTTCCTAGTTATGTAAGACACAGAGTTTATACAAATACTTCAGACACTGATAGGTTATGTCTCATGTATAACGTCATGCCTAAGGGGCAGACAGGAAGCAATGAATCTACATTCGTTTATTGATGTGGAATGTAACTCCTATATTTGCTACACCACTACTTCACACTTTCGTAGATCCTAGTATTTGTGACAATCTAAAAAAGATTTGTGCTCGAATGAAATGGAATCCAGATAGCGATGATACTGGAGATAAAGGTGCAGGAAGTAAAGAAACTTGGGTTTTGCACAGCATGGATAAATCTGTGTTGAAATACTTTGAAGGTCTCTTCAATCAAAGCATAAAAGATGTTCTTGGGTATGATAATTCTATACAGATAACAACATCTTGGTTTACCAAAACATATCCTGATGGTAGTTGTGCAGAGCATACACATACCAACTCATGGTATAGTGCAGTATTATACTTTGATGACTATGACGATGATTCATCACAATTAAGGTTGATGCAATTCACTGAAGGCATTAATTCTATGTCGCATGAATTAAACGTATACAATGCAAAAGACTATAAGGTTGTACCACAAAAAAATCTAATGGTCATGTTTCCTAGTAGAGTTCGCCACAAGGTAACACGAAATAATTCTGATAAAATCCGATATTCGTTTGCTATGAACATGATGCCTAGGGGTCTGTGTGGCAGTGGCGATTCTGCACACCACTATTGACAAGCGCACCCCTCTCTGCTATACTACATAGGTACAGAAGAGACGCCCATGGATTCCCTCTCACACATCTTTGTCAACTTCTCAAAACGAAAGGTGACCCTCGTAGATGATGAAGGTTATGAAAAGGATGTTCAATGGCACTTTAATTCTGTAGGTGCTGAAGGTTTCTCCGAAACAATTTCTCAAATACAAGAGATTGTTGATAACGACTTAATTACTTATTGCTTTGCTGTAAAATGATTGGACCTATTGGTATTACTCTAGAAGAAGCAGAAGACCATTTTGATTTTATTATTGGTCTTACAGATTCCCAACATGTCTGTTGGAAAATCACTAGGAAAGATAAAAAATCTGTAATGCTAGTTCCTGTAAATGAAATTTCTCCTATCTCTGATGATCTTCAAGATGATGTAGAAGAGTTTCGCCAATCATTTTTAGAAAAAGTTGGCGTTGGTCTTACTGAAAACGAATGAGACCTCAAACCCGTGAAGCAATGGAAAATCTTTGGTCCGCAAAGTGGAACTTGCCAAAAGCAGCAAAACATGCTAATCTTACTGAGAAAGAGATGAAGATTACATTCAATGAGTATTGTAATTTTCACCCTCCTACCTGGAAAATTGGTAACACCAAACAAATTGGTGTACTCTTTATTGACGAGAGTGTAAATGAATCCACTATCTAAATATGAGTTTGGTGGACTTGACAGACATCCTGCTAATGTGCTAAGATTAATCAGTGAGTTAGAAGGGTCTTATCAACTATGTAAATACATGGGGTTTGAAGAAGACATGAACACACTGAATGAAATGAAGAAACCTTATTACAAACTTTATTTCAAACTCAAAAAAGAAAATACATCTTCGCCCCCATAGCTCAGTGGTAGAGCAATGCTTTTGTAAAGCATAGGTCGTTGGTTCAAATCCGACTAGGGGCTCTAACAAAGAGGGAGTACAAAAGATCTGCAATTAGAAGCAGCGCCCTCTATCTCCAATCCCAAGTAGCTCAGCGGCAGAGCTATCGACTGTTAATCGATTGGTCGCAGGTTCAAATCCTGCCTTGGGAGTTTACACTATTACTAAAATGGCAGACGAACAAATAGGATTTACCGAGAAAATTATGTGGGAGTGTCCTACTGAACTGCCACCAGCATTGATTATGTCAATGAGAAAATATATTCGTGGTTTGACATATGAAACTGCGAAAGTTAATAGTTCTGATCCAAATGGAAAAGAAGCAACATCAACAGCGGTTCGTAAAAATGATGTTGCATGGATCGCATGGGACGAATGGATTCCAGGCATCATACACAATATGATGGTAAGTGCAAACGATTCTTATTTTAAGTATGATCTAACTCATTTTGAAAGTCGGATTCAATCTACCATTTATAATGGCAACTCGGAAGATTTTTATACATGGCATGTAGATAACTTTACCCAAAAAGATCGTCATCCTGGAGAAGAAAGAAAATTATCATGTACTCTTGTTCTTACAGAACCTGATGAATATGAAGGAGGTGAACTACAAATATGCTATTATAAGAATAGGTTTTACAATATAAAACCTAAAGCAGGAACTTGTATTGTATTTCCATCTTGGGTTCCTCATAGAGTCAGACCAGTAAAAAGTGGACAACGTATTTCTCTGGTAGCATGGATGAAAGGTCCAATGTTCAAATGACTTATAACTATAATTATCCATTATATGCACCATGGTGGAAAGTTGAATTGGGAAAACTAACAGAACAGGAGAAACAACTCATGAAAAAAACCAAGAAAAACTCTAAAGGTGATACCTTTGAATGGGAAGAAACTACTGAAACTATTGAAGCACTTAAAAAACTTCATGCAGATAGGATCAGTAGACTTGAAAATGAAGCACCTGATTATGGTGTAGGTAAATAATCCATGCCATTAAACACAACCACACAACCTAAAGACATCAAAATAATTGATGATTTTTTACCAAAGGGTGAGTTCATGCAGTTGCAACAACTCATGTGTGGTAGTGAGTTTACGTGGTACTTTATTGACATCATCAACTATGACTGGTCAGAAAAGGAAAAGAATGATCCGAGAAACTTTCAGTTTGTTCACTTACTATTAGGAAAAGACTATGAAAGTTTCAGCACTCATACTAAATTAATTCTTGACTTATTTCAAAAAAGACTGAATG